TAGTAAATAAATTATCTATAACCTTACCTACTTGCTCTATTACGTTGCCGCTAAACCACTTTAAAATCTTATTCATTCCATTGTATTTGAAACTGTACAAATAAGAGGTAAATATTTAATTCGTTAAAGTTAAATTTCTCTTGCGTTTTGCTAGGCTCAAAATATTGCAACCCTAACATAAAACCCGTAGGTACTAGTAGTATTAAATTTATATTCATTAGTATCTGTTACTTATGTTTTCGTATTCTTTTTTAGCGTCAAAGCTAGGGCATTCTTTATTACTAAAATCTCTATGTCCGTAAACCGTACCGCCGTAACTGTCTTTTAACATACATATTAAGTCTATTAAACTCTCTTTTTGACTCTCTGTACGTGTATCTTCTGCTTTGGTGTTTTCTCTATTCATACCGCCAACATAAGCGATACCTATACTATCCCAATTCTCGCCGTAAGTGTGCGCTCCTGTTTTTTCTATTGGTCTACCCTCTTCTACTTCGCCGTCTAAAGATATTATAAAGTGGTAGCCTATATCCTGCCACCCGTTATCCTCTACGTGCCATTTACGTATAGTGGCTACATTAACTTCTCTACCTTTTGGGGTAGCTGTGCAATGTATAATTATTTTATTTATTTTTCTCATTATCACGTTTCAATAAAACCCATTTATTTATAGTATAACCTATACTTAAAAGTAACAGAACAATTTTTAAAACTACGTCTACGTTTGTAATGCTAATTACTAAACTACTAATATTCAAAGAATACATTTTTACGTCTCCCAAACTCATTTTTTTATTTTTAAGATATTGTTATAAGTTGCGAGTTGTTTTTTATGTCGTCATTGAAATCTATATTTTTTACTCTCATTCGTATATAAAAATCACATTGTCCACTTCCGTTTGTTGCAAAGCCATTAGTAGTACTTATTCTTACAGAAGATTTTGGTACTGCATTAACAGTTCCTATAGCAGCCGCATTAGATTGGTCAAAAGTCATTAGTTTTCTACTAGTTGAGGCTGAATTAAATTCCGCTGCACCTAATTTATAAGCTGTAGTTGTTCTAGTACCGTTATTTTGGGTTTGATAATTTATCACAATGTTTTCATTAACCGCCATTGTTGGCGCACCACCACCACTTGTGGGTACTGAATACATATAGGCTTCTTTAACAATATAAGTAAAATTGCTATCTTGTGGTATTAACTCTTTACCCGCACCGCTTAAACTTGCCATAGTTGTCCTAGATAAAACAAACGTCATAATTCTTTCGTCTTCGCATATTTTACCACCGTTACTAAAAGCTGTTGTATATTGAGTGGCTGCCTGTGCGCCACCCGAAACATTATAATCTGTACCCTTACCATAGTAGCCCATTTTTACATATCCTACGGGCGTGTCTCCTGTTGTACTAACGAATAAATATTGCTCATTTGTTAAACCTACATTTAACGAACCTCTTACTCTTGCATTTTTTCCTACGTCAAGCGACGCTTCGGGTTGATTTCCTGCTATACTCTCTGTTGCAATTCCTAATCTTGCCGACTGCGATTCAAGGTTTAAAGTACCCCCGTTTGCGTCTCCTCCGTTACCTTTAATTGTCATTCTACCGTATACATTTATGAATTTAGCATTTTGTGTACCTTCAGATTGTGCCATAATAGAGTTCCCTATCTCTAGTGTATCTGTGTATATTGGTATAAAGGTAATAGACTGTCCCGAACTTTGGGGTGCAATCGTATTGGTAGCTATCTCATTAGTATTAGTAGCTATGTTAGTAGTATTATCTGCAATAGCGTTAACCTGTGCGGTAGTAATACCGTCTTTTAAAGTGTTTACAACTATCTCGTCTGCCTGCGCCGTAGTTATTCCTACTTTCGCAGTATTCGCAGCAACAGATGAATTTGCAGAAACCAATGCTTCTGTATAACCAACTTTTGCGGTGTTATCTATAATTGCAGATGTCTGTCCTGATGTTATACCTGTCTTAGAAGTATTCGCAGTAATCTCAGATGCCTGTCCTGACGTTATACCTACCTTAGCGGTGTTTGCGGTTATCTCGTTAGACTGTGCGGTAGTAATACCTACCTTTAAAGTATTCGCTGCAACCGCAGTATTATTAGAAACTAATAGAGGTAAATTTGCAAGCGTTGGGTAAAAAGCATCATAATCTGCCGAGTTAGCTAAAATGTTACCTACTCTGCCAAAAACTGTAGAAACGTTTTCGGTATTATCAATTTTACTCCACGCTACACCGTTTGAAATTATCCAATCCCCAACACCGTAAGAAATAGATTCAAAAGTTCCTGCTACTGAAACTATGTAATATTCTCCATTTACTGTATTTGCTAAAGGTAGAGTAGGAACGTCTGTAGATGCGTTCCACGTACTTTGAAATTTTAAGCCACCAATAATACTCGCAGGTAAATATGTTTCTAAAATTTTAGAACCTGCATCTAAAGGTACATAACCGCTAGGCTGCCCCTTATTTACTAAAAACTCTGCGGTAGTATTTATCGTACTAATATTAGTTGTATTAGCTATAATTGCATTCGATTGACCTGTTGTTATACCTACCTTATTATTGTTCGCTATTATTTCGTTAGCCTGTGCAGATGTTATTCCAACTTTGTCGTTATTGGTTATAATATTTGCAGCCTGTGTTGATGTAATTCCTACTTTTGCGGTATTTAATGTAATAGCGGATGCCTGTGCAGGGGTTATTCCAACCTTAGAAGTATTTAAAGCTATTGCAGTAACGTTTGTACCTATGTTAGTTGTATTTGTTGATATGCTATTTTCTAAAGTACTACCGTCAATAATTAAAGCATTCGAAGACGCTTCTGTTGTAATGCCGCTTTTACCCTCAACTATAAAAATTTCACTATTTAGGTCTACGTCCCCTGTCCCTGTATTACCGCTAAAATCTAAATCCTGCGTTGAAATATTATTGTCTACATATAATTTTACCGCAGCACTTGTTGGTAGTGTTGTATCATTATTAAAATTTTCAATACCATTTGCAGCAGTTACAAATTGTGTAATTGTAACTCCTGTGCCTGTATCTTTTAAAGAACCCCATTCTAATAAACTTGTAACCTTAAAGTCTCCTGCGGTGTTTAAAAACAGTCCTGTTTGGTTTCCTGAACCATCTGTAAGTTCCTTTAACGTTGCAGATATTGCTGCGTTGTCAATAGTTTTTAATAAGCCCTCGTAAGTTTCTGAAATTTTAGTATTAAATAGAGTTGCCATTCTTTAATTTTTTTGTTTTATTATTTTTAGTTTTTTTTAAGAAAGTTTTAAGTTTCTCAACGTTCTTTTCTTTTGGTTTGTAAATCATATAACCCAACCATTAAATGTTGCATCATAACTTGGGTAAATATCATCATTTACATTATTTGTGTATTCAGGATATGTCGTTTGGTTAAAGCCCATAAAATCAATAAATCGTCTTGAATACCATTCTGCATTTGTTCTCGCTTTTTCGACTAAATAGTCAACTTCTTCTTTACTAACTGAATCTGCATTTTCAGAACGATGTTTATACATTCCGCCATTTTTTATTTGATAACTTGCAAATGGTATGTAATCTACTTGCGAAAACCAAATCAGCATAGGTACTACATAATCGTCAAGTAATAACTTCCATCTTTCATTTATAGGTAAATCAATTCCTGCAACTAAAGCAGCAGTTAAGGCTTCATACATTTTTGTCCCCAAATAATTCTGTATGTGAATTTCTTGAGCAAGCTTGATAAACTGAATATATTTGTCCGTATCAACGTTTCCGTCAATTATCGAGTTACGAACTAAATCAGTTCTATTTATAAATAATACTGTTGCCATAATTTTGTCTTTTAAAATCCTTGTGGGTTATTTGGTAAAAATCCTTTATTCGGTAAATTTCTTGGTTGTATAGAAACTTGGTAAGGATTCGTAACTTTATATCCTAAAATAGCAGCCTGTCTTGTACCAATAATGTCTTGTGCATCCTTAGTACTTGTTTTAGCTAATTTACTCTTATATGTTACTCGTCTCCACGAATGATGGCAGTTACCTCCGCCCTTGTACAACCATATCGAATATGTAGCAGAATTTCCTTTTGGTCCCCATCCCTTGTTTACAGGTTCAGTACCCATTTTTATAATATCTTTTTTACGATACAATTTATTAGCTTGTTTCATTGCTCTACAAAATTTTCGAGCATTTGCACCTACTTTTCTTGGGCTATAATAGTACCTCACTTTAAAGTAATTTTCGCCTACTTTTTCGTCTTGTTCAGATGGACTATTAGGGTAAGCACTTCCTGTACTTACTAAATTTACAATTTTGCTTAAAGTAGATAATTTGTCTTTTTCTTGGTTATTTAAATCTGTAATAATTCCATCAATATTTTCTTCTTTTTGGTATTCTACATCTTGTTCGAAAATAGCTTCCCACTTAGTTTCGTCAATATCTTCGCCCAAAGCAATTAATTTAGCAGCAACTTCTTCATCTTCTTCATTTGATTCACTCGAGCAACATAATTTTTCACGTGATAATGGTACGCAATTAGGTACTTCTTTTCCATCTTTGGTTTTCATTCCTATCTGCTCGTAACCATCCCAACAAGGTGCTTTAAGTTCCGTATGATTTTCACAAGGCATAAAGTAAATTTCGCCCTCAATTTCCATTTCGTGAGACCCTTTGCAACCTAATTCTTTTGCTGCTTCATCTGCTTCGTCTTTTGTGTTATAAGCCTGTTGCCCATCTATTGTTTGTAAAGACTGTTTTTTCATTTCAACACCTGTTTCTTCTTCAATCGTATCTTTGTCTTGAAGCTTTTTATCTACTTCTGTAAACTCTAATGGTTGCAAAGTAGTAAAGTAGAGGTTTAAAGCGATATTATTATAAGCCAATAGTATATCAAACGAATCTATTAAAAGTTCCTGAAAAGGTCTAATAACCGTATTATCCATTAATATGGATGACGTTTTAATTTCGTCTGCATTGCTTGAAAATCCTGATGCAGTTCTAATTCCTAATAAAAAAGGGCTTACAATTCTATGAGCAACTTGAATCTTTGATTGTGATTCGTCAGATAAAAATTGGTATTGATTATGAGCATCGCTTAATTGTACAGGTGTAATTTCTGCTTGACTTTCTTTGTTGTCATTAAAAGCAAGTATAAATTTTCCTGCATTGCTTGAACCTGAAAACTTTTGTGCTATTTTCTTTTCAATTAATTGTCTTTCTTCTTGGTTTGGAGTACCGTTATTAAAGTTAATTAGCATACTTGGAGCAAGACCATTTAAGATGTTATTTAAATGGTAATTACTTACTTCTTCTTCAAGTTGAGCATACTGTAAGCCACCCTGATAATCAACAGGCGAATAGTAATAAAATCCTGACTTATATGGTTTGATGTAATAAATTTCTATGTTCTCTTTTGACATTCCAAAAGCAGGTATTCTTAAAGGTATATCGCTTCTTGTAATATTTTTCCAATCTTTAAAATAATAATATGCAGGTATTTCTCCATCGTTATCTGCTTTTTCTGCTCTTAAAGTTTCAACAGGTAAATGCTCTATTTGAGCAATTGTCTTTCTATCTTTTGAATATATTACTTGTACCGCACATTGCCCCATTAATTTTAAGTCATAACACAATTTTCTAACAACATTCTTTTTAAATAAAGAAATCATTTGTGCATACTGATTTGGTTTTCTGCTTGAATCTGTTGCATTTAAACCTTTTCCGTATATAGCTTGGCTAATTCCATTTATAGCAGCATTATTGGTTGGGCTACCATTATACCTGTCAATTAGGTATTGAAAATAGTTATTATCTTCTCCGTATTCAATCCAATCTTCGCCATTTACTTCTTTAATTAATGGACTTGTATAAGTACTTAAATTTACAAATCCAAATTCTGAAATCTTTGAAGCTTTTTTAAATTGTCCTTTACTATTTCTAAGTTTTTTCTCCATATTTATGGTACTGAATAAGTGTTGTCAAATCCATTGTATTCTACATATTGACCTTTGTTTAATTTGTAAAATGCACTGTCTTGTAATTGGTTAATATCTTGGTCTGTACAGAATATTTTGTCTTTAAAAATCTCTTGTAATCTCCCCTCGTCTACATTCCACAATCCATTGTCGAGTTGCCAAAAATTATAATTTGTATTCCAAACATTAAAATTATTAAATAAACTTAAATCATAAAAATGCCCCTCAATTAAAGCAGGGTTAAATATATTTGCAAATATCAAATAATTCTCCTTAGCTTGTGCAGATAGTATTGTATATAATTTCGTGATATTCGTACTGTCATCTCGAATTGACATTATAAAGTCTTGTACCTCATAACTTCGAGGTATAACTTTTAATTGTTGAGCAGATGAAGATGTATTTAGTATAATCATATTATCTATATAACGTAATAATTTTACATATTTGTAAAAGTAAATTTACAAAAAAAAACCACCCTAAAAAAGAGTGGCTAATTTACTAACTAAATAAAGGTATTTTTATACTCCTGTTGGGTCAATTTGTAATGCTGAAGCAGTTGGAGTTGCATCTAAGAAAATAGGTGCAGTTTCTTCCATTCCCTCGAATGTTAAAGTAAAGCCACTTAAATCTCCTGCTGCTGCTCCTGTAACAACCGTACCACCTGTAGCTTCCATACCGTTTTCAAGCCCACAAAGGAACTTGTTACCATAATAGTCTACTACAATTATGTAAGGTCTTGCTACCGCTAATATTTGCAGTTCAGATTGTGTTTTAGCATCTAAAAATGTTAATGTTAGATTTAAAGTTTGAGTGTAAAAAGTAGTTCCATTTTCTCTGCTACTTGTTACAGTAGTTTCTAAAGATGAATTTCCTTTTACATCATATTCAAACCAAACAGGTGCAGGAGTTCCATCGACAATTGCACCCTCTTTTGTGGTGGCATCAATAGTTACTGAATCAATAGTTCCAAAGTCTGCGAATAGCACAGTTTTGATACCGCCAAATGCGGATTTACAAGGTATTTTTCTACCTGTGTTTAATGTACAAGCCATAGTTTTATTTGTTATAAAAAAAAAGGGTAAGCAGATTAACCACCTACCCTTGTTTTATTGATTAATTTAATTGATTATGCGTAAGTAACGATATCTGAAGCGATTCCAAATTGTACGCTTGAGGTAAATCTCATTACCATACGTACATTGTTACTTGCATCTAAATCTGCCATATCCAAAACCTTAACAGTATTTGTATCATTTAGCAAACCTGTACCAAAATAAAGGTTTGAACTTTGAGCAGCAATCATATCATTGTCCGCTTGTCCTGTCGCTACAAACACTTTAACACCGTTGATAGTCAAACTTCCGTTATTCCACCATTGCGTACCCATATTTTGAACACCATTAGCGCCAAGTCCGTTAGCGGCAAATCCACCTAATGCTTGAACATATAATTTAGCAGCTTTAGAACTTACGTATAAGTATAAATCTTCTTTACCATATAATGCAGATGGTATTTCAGCAATTACTTTGCTCATTTCATCTATAATATTAGCAGCAGTTAAAGCAACTCCAACTATTACTTGGTTTGCAGGAATGTCCCCTGCAGTTACAGAAGCAGCAATTAACTTGTTAAATCCATCAAATGAATTATTAGTTGCAGCAGCAGTATCTCCTTGCCAAATGTTAAATTCAGTATTTTGTGCAACTTCAGCAGCAACGTGTGCTATCATAAAGTCAGCAAATTTAGGAGGTAAAGTTTGACCTAAACCGAAGCCCATAGATTGTGATTCCCAATCGCTTACAAAATCATATTTACATAATTGTAAATTTACTTGTAATTCAACAGGTTGGATAATTCTTTCTGTTAAAGTAACTGAAGAATTTGGTGCAAAATCACACCCTGCAGCAGTAACTAAATCTCCTGTTGCTAGCTTCTTAATTACTTCTTTAAAAGAAATGTTTGCTTTTACCGTTATTCCACCGTCATCAATAGTTGATGCAGATAGTAATGCAGCAGCGATATATTCGCCTGCAAACTGTCCTGCATAAGTAGTAGTAATGTTAGTGGCAGTTGCCAATTGTAACTTGTCTAATTTATTCATTTTATTTCTATTTATTTAATCTGTTTAAAACTCTATCCATTGCAGAGCTTCCGAATTTATTGTTTACAAAATTGTGCTTCTTTACAGTTGCACTTTCATTTTCAGGATTGTGCTTTATTGGTTTTGCTGATGCTTCTGAAAATTCTTCTTTTACCGTTCTCGATTTTAAAATGTTGCTTTTTTCTTCGCTCATTTCTTCTTCTTCAACGTCTTCCATTTTAGCTTCTTTATCGCCTTTTAAATCAGCAATAGCATCTTCTAAATTTTGTATCTTAACTTCCATTTGTCGGTAGTCATCTTTAGTAACGTAATTGTCCTCGTCAGCTAAATCTTCAGTAATTTCTTCGCCATCTTCTGCTTCCTTTTCAGGAGCATCGTCTGCGACATCTCTAACGTCAGCAATTATACCTTCTTCTTCAACAACAACTAAGCGACCATCTTCGAGTAAGTATTCGCCAACAGGCATTGCTACTTTCTCGTCATCTGTAACGATAAAAATTTCAGAATCTTTTTCAAATGAATCAGCCGATACAACTGTTCCATTCTCTAACTTCATTTCTTCAAGCTTAACCTGAATTTTTAGAAGTTCTTTAATTTGATTTAGTTTACTTTTCATATTTATATATATAACGGTTTATTTATTAAAATTTGTATTTTCGATTGTTATTCGCTTACAGTTCCTGTAATTACTCCAATGCCTTGCGCCCTCATTGAGCCATCGCAACACTCTATGGAATAGGTATTTGTTTCCCAACAAAGACAAGCCCTGCCACTACCTTTAGGCGAGGTTCTTGAGCCTATGTAAATATTTTCTTCTGTATTATTTGGCATCTGTTAGAATTTTTTTAATTTGATTTAATGTAATTTCTTCTAAACTTTGTTCAGAATATTCTTCTTTTATAGATTCTTTTGGCGATTCTATTTTATCAGCAAAGTAGCCCTCAATGCTGAAGCCTTTTACTTTTCCTGTTTTTACATAATCATTCCAAACATCTTCGTTTTGAACTTTTACCGAACCCATCCAAGTGCCAACAGGTACGTCTAAACCATATAAAGCAGTCTTGTCTTGTTCCTTATTTTCTACAATCCAACTTTCAACCAACGTAAGACCATTTAAAGATTGTTCGTGTTCTAATGTAGTCTGTGATTGATTACCATTTTTAAGATATAATTGCGAAGCCTTTACAACCGTTTCTTTTGAAAAGAAAATGTAATAGTCTCCATCATTACCTTTTCTGTAAATAGGTTTGTTAGGAATTAATAAAGCACCCATTAGAAGTCTTTTCTCTTTGTTTATTTCAGCAAGTTTAATTTCTTGGTTCTTTAAAGCAATAAAGTCAGATTCAATTGCAGGGCTTTCAACTATTGAAATCGCTTCAATTCCTGCATCTTCTTGTTCTTCATCTAATATTAGTTCGATTATTCTCATAATTATATAACGTATTAATTTTTAAAATTTGTATTTCTTTATCCAATTGTAGCACTCGTAACAATGTTTCTGTCTAAACTTTGCGAAGTAGTTACGTCAGTTGAAACTACAAATGCCTGTACAGGTTGTGAAGATTGACCGCCAATAGCATCCGCCAATTGATTAGTCTCACTTGCTCCGACTACATTAAATGCAGGTGGTTCAGGAACTGAAGATGGCGAAGCACTTGCTGCTCCTGATGCAGGGTTAGTAGCAGAGCCACCTCCTGCTTTTGGGTTAGTTGCTAAAATAGATTTTACCGACTTAAAACCAATCGCTGCAGTTGATGCAATATTTACAAGTTTTAAAGCAAATCCAAATGGTGTAACAGTCTTTGTAGCTAATTCTGCAGTTATACCCTGATAGGTATTTATTAATGCAGCAGCCGCAGCAGCAGCTTTTCCTGCTTTAGAATTTTGCCCTAATAAATTAGCTATTCCTGCAAAGGTTTGTTGAGCCATATTTATTTCTGCATCTCTTTTTATACCCTCTATTTTATTTTGTTCATCATTAAACTTTTTGCGTATTCGCATCTTGTCTTCTTCAGTTCCATTTAGTCTTGTAACTTCAGCAAGTGCTTCATTCTTTTGTTCTTCTAATGTTAGTTCTTTTTTCTGTAATTCAGATTCCAAAAAAGCAGCTAATTTTTCGTCAGCAATTATTTTTTCTTCTTCTTCAATTATTTTCTTTTTTTCCTTAAATGCCTGTTCGACATCAATCAGCATTTGTTGCTCTGTTTCTTTATCTAATTTTAGTTCTTCTAATGCTTTTATTCTGTCTGCCCTTTCTTGTTCAATATCAGCAAATTTATTCTCTTTGTCTTTTATTCTAAGTCCATCTTTAAAATCTTGAACTGCTTTTGCTTGTGCAATTTCTTCATCTTCAAGTGCTTTTTGAGCAGTAGCCGCTTCTGTATTTAAAGCAATAATTTGTCCTGTTACCTCTTTTGCTTTTGTTAATTTTT